CTAACCTGTCTTCGACGATCGTTTATGTTTTACATCACGACACCGCTTACGATCTTTACGGTTGTGAGTTTTGTTTGGATGTGGACTAGATGTCCGTCGCTCAGGGTTAAGAACGGCAAGTCGTTTCAACCAGGAAACTGGTTGACCCGACAAGCTACTTTCTACTAGTAGTAGTGTCTTCTTAATGCGCTCTAAAACGGGGTCTGAGATCGAATATTTCTGATCTCTCCCCGGTAGAATCTGCATTGAACCGTTTTCGACCCATAATGATAATGGAGTTACTAATTCCATCATCTGGGCTGAAACGTATTCAATCACCTGATCTCTATCAGAGAAACTCATCTCTCCAAAGTGAGAAAAGAGAGCTTGAGCTGTTACAATAAGGTCTCGTGCCTTATCTGAAAGCGGCTCCGCGTATTCGCGAATCCACTCTCTAAGGACCACATGGCCATACGGAACTACGGCTACTGACACTTCTGAATCGAAAAGGTCTCCACCTTCTAGATTCAGCCTTGTGCACAGAGCTTTAACCCTATGTAACTCAGACATGAGAGACTTCATATAATCAGTCTGCATATCTAAGATTACCCAGGGGGAATCAAATCTAGTGGAGGCCGCCCGACTTAAAACGTCGGAACTTAACATTTTAGTATCGAGCAGTAATGTTCGGCACCAAAGTGAGAAAGACACCTCTGGTAAACCGAGATTTGAACCAAATCGGGGCATCAGAGCGAGAGCAAAAGCCTTCGCTAGATAACCACAACCTCGCCCTAAAGCGAGATTGCTACTAGTACTACGTATTTCGCTTGGACGAAGAAATAATCGTGCCAAGCGGGCCATACCAGTGGTAGACTTACACTGGGCCCAACCTCTCCGAACCAGTCGGGCAGCAAAAGCTGTCCGAGCCGCAGCTCCATCTACTTGAATTTCTTCTTTCAGTGAAGCGGGAGATATGTTGTGTTCCCCAAGAATACTTTGATTCGCAAAATTTATGAACCCAGTATTGGACTCATAAGATTTTGCTAGACCAATTGGTATACCCAATTTGTCGCAAACTAAAATATATTGTTTTGCAACATTTTGGTCAGAGATACAAATATCATCTCCTAATACCAAATAGTCAACAAAGAATTCTTGGTGACCCGCCTGGTAGGCCGCAAATTGTACAAGAAAATGGTGTACAACCGCTAAACCACCCCAGGATGAGTAAGCACCCATCGGCTGTCCACGCGTGTACCGTACGGATTCAGTCTTAGATCCTTTAACATTAACCGTAGAAAAGTCACGGTCAACCAAAAGATTGATCCAAGCTTGCGCCAAGTCTTCACCTAGTATATGTCCAAACACCCATTTATATAAAGGTGTTGGGATCATATCGGTGGCAGACTTAAGATCATAACAGAAATGGTTCTTAAGTCCTTTCGCTGCATGAGCTTTTAAAGCTCCCTCCTGATCAAATGTTGCATCAGAAGGTACAGTAGAAAGGACCTCAAAGATCCAGTCATGAAGTGGTCGTAGTGCACGCTGGGTCCAGTAGTCAAGTATGGCAAATACTCGAACCTTCCCTGCTGGCTCCTCTTTTATAGATAGTTTGCCAAGATAGGCAAACCGGGCACTAAAGCCCGGAGGAAATCCAGCTTGAGTATAAAACTCAGGACGGAACAAGAAATTTACCGACTTGACCAACATACCCATCAATCGCCAATTCTTGGTTAAGTATACATACTGGCCCAGAGGAGAATTCCACTGGTCAGTACCAAGATTGGACGGCAAGGGATATTTTGTTGTCCAAACAAAAGCATCCAAAGCCGAACCAAAGACCGAGACCCTATGGTTAGGGCCTGCCTTGACCGAAAGATAAGGTTTGTCGATCCCTATATAAGATCGAGACCAAATTTTATCCGAGTATTTCGACATCCACTTCCAGAAAGTAGGGACAAACTCTTGTATACTAGAGTAGTCCAGACTTTCATCGAGAGGTGGGGCCGTTATACTCTCTAAGTCAGGATCAGGATGAGGAGCAGAAAATGCCTTATAGGAATTACACAAACTTGCCATAGTTCTTATTACTTTCAAGTCTCCAGCTCGTATAAGTACACGAGTTGATTGAGGCAAGAAAGCTGGCAAGCCATTCTTTAATGAAATGGCTACACCAAGTGGGCGAGTATCCTTCACAGGATTCCCTCCCACATAAGAATTTATGACAAAGAGTGCAACCTTGAGGCGTTTCACAAGATTGAAGACACCCTCTACTTTGTATATATGTAGTAGGTAACGAGATATACTATACAAATCTCGCCGTAAACCACGAGCTGACAGACATCCACCACTCCATAAATGGACCTGGTAGGTCCATTTATGAATGATTAAACGTAGATTTCTCTCGTTTAGTCGGAGCGATGCGTCCTTCCGCCTTCCTCTCGATAAAAGACTTCGAAATTTTCGAAAGAACTTTTCAATGTCGGCTATCGAGCCCCCAAGTATATAATTTATGGGGGGAGTTTGTTTATCGTCGCGTACTCCCGTACGACCACCCTTTTCTGAGGCGGTTGGTTTATC